GAAAGCACCCCGGTCAAGTAACGCGAGACGTACACAGCGGGCTCGCAAGTAGTGCCAACCTAGTGAGGGGGAACCGTGGCGGTCTGCAAATATGCACAGCTCATCGCCGCGTTCCCCGGCATCGACACGGCGGCCCCGTCCCGGCAGCACGCCGAAGACCTCGGCTACCAGGTCGGGGACCGGACGATCCGCCGGCACCGCGCCGAACAATGCGTCTGCTACACGGTGGAGACACCCGAAGCCCCGGCCGCCGGGGAGTCAGAGCAGCACAACCCGGACGGCTCGGCATCCTATACGCGATTCAGCGACAAGCCGTGGGGCTACGAGGACTACCGCCGGTTCATAGCCTCTAAGGGGCAGGACCCCGACAAGGTCACGTTCACCTGGGGCTGGACCTCCAATCCCGCCGGTGGAACCTGGAACAAGCTGAACAACGTCCGCCCGATCCTGTCCACCGAGGCGGGTGAGGCCGTGGACCTCCCGGCCCTGTACGCCGCCGCACGGCACGCGACCCCGAAGCCGACACCGGCGACGTTCATGCGGGCCACGGTGATTGTGTGGGCGGACCCGCAGATCGGCAAGACCGGTTCCCGTGGGGGCACGCCCGAACTGATCGAACGCTCCACCCTGATCCGGGGCAAGCTCAACGCCCTGTTGGGCGAACGGGCCCCGGCCAAGATCCTGCTCGCTGATGCGGGGGACGGGATCGAAGGGTTCGAGTCCGGCGGCAACCCGATGTTCACCAACGACCTGTCCCTCTCCGGGCAGCTCGACACGTACGGGACCGAACTGTTCGAGTACATCAACCTCGCACACTCCCACGCCCCCGTCACCGTCGCTGGCATTCCCAGCAACCACAGTGCTTGGCGGAATGGTAAGCAGAACCTCGGCCGCCCCTCGGATGACCTCGGCCTGTTCATGCACCGGCAAGTCCAGCGTGTCACGGACGCCTCCGGCATGGATGTCACCTGGGTACGGCCCGCCGAGTACGACGAGTCCGTCAGTGTCGACTTCTACGGCACGTCGGTAGGGATAGTGCACGGGAACCAGTTCGGACCCGGACAAGCCGTCACCTGGTGGACGAAGCAAGCCTTCGGCGCCCAAGCAGCAGCTAGGGCCGACATCCTCGTCCACGGCCACTACCACGCCTTCTCCGCCAGTGTGGCTGGACGGAACCCGGCCACGGGCCGGCAACGCTACTGCCTCGGCGCCCCCACCCTCGACAACGGCTCCGACTGGTTCCGCCAAGTCGCCGGCAAAGACTCCGACCCCGGCCTCATGGTCTTCGACATCACCGAAAACGGGTTCGACCTCTCATCCCTGACCATCCTCACCGCATAACGGCAGAGACTCAACAATCAACCAGAAGGCGGTGAGCGCATTGTGCCAGCAGCAAAGTACACGCCGGAGCAACGCGCCGAAGCCCTAGCGCTATACGAAACGCACGGACCCTCAGCCGTCACCGAACAGCTCGGCATCCCCAAGGGGACCGTAACCGGATGGGCCAAAGAAGCAGGCGTCCGAACGGTTCGGACCTCGCGCACGCGTGAAGCGACCGAGGCCCGTGCCGTGGATGTGGCGTTGCTCCGCACGGAGGCTGAGGCTGCTGAGATGGAGATTCTGCGCTGGGAGCAGGAGAAGGTTCTGGCGGTGAGGAACGGCACGGCTAAGTGGCAGACGGTGTTGAAGGGTTCGGGCGGTTCGGAGCATGCGGAGGAACTGGACTTCATCCCGCCGCAGGATGCCCGGGCTGTTCATTCGGCCCGGCAGTCGATCAATGTGACGGCGTCGAAGCTGGCGGAGGCTAACGCTTCCCGGACGGATGCTTCATCCGGTGCGGTGTCGGTCATTGACAAGTTGATGGCTGGTTTTGCGTCGGCGTATGAGGCGGGGAAGTGACGCCGCCGCCGCTCTCGCACAAGCAGGTGTCCAGTGTGGTGGAGTCGACCCGGGCGAAGATCGCCCTGTGGGTCGGGGCCGTCAGTGCCGGTAAGACCATTGCCAGCCTGTTCGCGTTCCTCTTCGCGGTCCGGCTGACCAAGGGCACCGGCCTGATCATCATCGTCGGCAAGACGCTCCAGACCATTGAGCGGAACATTTTGGCCCCACTCATGGATGACCGGCTCTTCGGCGAACTGTCCCGCCAGATTGTGCACACGAAGGGGTCCGGGGTCGCGCTGATCCTGGGCAAAGAGGTGCACCTGGTCGGCGCGAACGACTCCCGCTCCGAGGAGAAGATCCGCGGCTCGACCGTGGAACTCGCCTACGTCGACGAAGCGACGCTGTTGCCTCCCGGGTTTTGGGAGATGCTCGTATCCCGCCTCCGCGTCGCCGGCGCCCGCCTGCTCGCCACCACGAACCCCGGCTCGACCCGGCACTGGCTCCGGCTCGACTGGATCCTGAACGCCGCCGCGAAGAACATGCTCGTCTTCCACTTCACCATGGACGACAACCCCATGTACTTCGAGGGCGGCAACCCCGGGCCGGCGTACATCGCGGACATGAAGGCCTCCTACACCGGAGTCTTCTACGACCGGATGATCAAAGGGTTGTGGACGAACGCCGAGGGCGCCGTCTACGACATGTGGGACCCCACCAGGCATGTGATCCCGTGGGAGCGGCTGCCCCCGCTCAAGCGCATGCTGTGCGCGTCCATCGACTTCGGCACCCAGCACCCGACCGCCGTCCTCCTGCTCGGGCTCGGGTACGACCGGAAACTGTACTTCGTCGATGAGCTCCGCATCGACGTCGCCGTGAACCAGATCCGCCAGTCCCCGTCCCAGCAGTCCAAGACCATCCGGGCGTGGCTGAATCAGCCGCACCACCCCGAACAACTCACGCTCCGGCCTGAATGGGTGATTGTCGACTCGGCAGCCGCGGACTTCCGGCAGGAACTCTTCCATGACGGGCTCGCCACACAGGGCGCCAAGAAGGATGTCATGTACGGCATCGGGCTCGTCTCGTCCCTGCTGGCCCGTGAACAGCTCGTCGTCACCGACCGCTGCCAGGGCTGGATCGATGAGGTCACCGACTATGTCTGGGATACCAAAGCGTCCGAACGGGGCGAGGACAAGCCCAACAAGGACAAGGCCAAGGACGACAGCCTCGACACCGGCCGCTACGCCCTCGCCACCACCGAAGCCATCTGGCGCAACGAACTCACCGCTTAGGAGCGCACACCATGGCTTTGCCACAGTCCACCCAAGCATGGCCGCCCGCACAGGTGGGCCGGACCCTGCCGATGATGGGTGTGTGGTCTGCCTGGTACGCCGGGGACTCCGACCAGCTCTCTTCCGTGTATGGGGGGGCGTCGGGTGCTGACCCGACCGCTACCGGGTTCTTCGCCAGTGATCATGGCGGCTTCCGCGCCACGGTGGGCCGGGCCCTGACGCGCTGGTTCTGGGGTGAGGCGTCCCGCGGCCCGGACCGGCGGGTGAAGCTGCACGTCCCGATCGCCGCCGAACTCTGCCAGGCCTCCGCGGACCTGCTGTTCGCCGACCAGATCACCCTGAAGGTGGAGGACGAAACCACCCAGGCACGGCTTGATGTGCTGTGTGATGACGGGCTGCACACCGAACTGGCGGAGGCCGCCGAGGTCGCCGCAGCACTGGGCGGGGTGTACCTGCGCGTCACCTGGGATGACACCGTCTCCCCCGACGCGCCGTTCCTGACCCATGTCGACGCGGACCAGGCGATCCCCGAATTCACCTGGGGCCGGCTCACCGCGGTCACGTTCTGGCAGGTCGTCGCCCGTAACGGGAAACGCGTCTACCGGCACCTCGAACGCCACGAAACCACCGAGACCGGCACCGGCATCATCCTGCACGGCCTGTATGAGGGCGAAGAGGACAAGCTCGGCCACCCGATCCCCCTCACGGACCTGCCCGCCACGGCGGGGCTCGCCGCGCATGTGAACGCGTTCGGGGCCATCGACTCCGGCTCCGAAGGCCTGTGCGTCGTGTACGTGCCGAACCAGTCCCCGAACCGGCGCTGGCGCACCGACCAGCACGGCCGGCACCTCGGCCGGTCCGACCTGGACGGCGTCGAGCAGCTCATGGACGCCCTCGACGAGGTCTACACGTCCTGGATGCGGGACGTCCGTTTGGGCAAGTCCCGGCTGATGATCGCCAAGTCCCTCCTGGACAACGTCGGCACCGGCTCGGGTAGCGCGTTCAACGCGGAGCAGGAAGCCTACGCCTCCATGAACATGCTCGGCGCGGCGGACGCGAAGCTCGCCGACCAGATCGAACAGGTCCAGTTCAAGATCCGCGTCGAAGAGCACAAGGCCACGGCCGCACAGCTGGTGCAGGACATCCTGCAGCTCGCCGGCTACTCGTCCGAGACGTTCGGGATTTACGACGGCGGCGGGCCGGTCAAGACCGCCACCGAAGTCGAATCCAAACAGCAACGCTCCCTGTTGACCCGGGACCGGAAGATCCGGCTCTGGCGCCCCGCCATCGCCCAGGTCATCGAGAAGCTGCTGGCGGTCGATCAGGCCCTGTTCGGGACCCCGCTCACCGTGCAGGCCCCCGACGTGCTGTTCCCCGACGGGGTGCAGGAATCCCCGCTGTCCATCGCGCAGACCGTGCAGGCGCTCCGCGCCGCGGACGCCGCCTCCGACAAGGTCATCGTCGGCATGGTCCACCCGGACTGGGACGAGGACGACGTCGAGGAAGAAGTGGGGCTCATCGTGGCCGCACGACGGGCTCAACAGCCTGCCGAGTTGCCGGACCCGATGTTCATTCACCCTGACGACGGGAGCCTGACCGATGGCACAACCCCAACAGGAGACGGAAAGCCTGCCCTCAACGGTTAACCGGCTCTCCGCCGCGACGGCGGTGGTGTTCGCCGCCGCCGAGGCCCGCCTCGTGACCGGGTCCGCAGTGCTGGTGAAGGCCGCCATCGCGAACCCGGCCCTGGTCCCCTCGTTGCGGGGCAGGCTGACCGGCCTGTCCCGCTCCGTCTCCGCCGAGGTGCTCGCCAAGGTCCACGCCCTGGCGGACACGGTCGCTGACACGGCGGCCCGCAACGGCAACGCGTCCGCCGCCCGCGAAGTGAGGGCGCTCGAACGCCGGGTGGAGAACTTCCACGGCTCGGTCATGGCGGACATCATGCCGCACAACGTGACCGCGTCCCGGCTCATCGCCGAAGACCTCGCCACCCGGCTGGCAGCGGCCGCGCAAAGGATCACCCGCTACGGGGACGACGCCTATAGGGCTGCGACCACGGGCGGGGCTCTGGCGCAGATCAACCCCGCGCTGGATGTCATCCACCGCACCATGCACGCCGCGACCCCGGCGGAGGCGCAGGCGCAGGCGTGGCGTGAACTCACCGCCCGGGGCGTGACCGGGTTCACCGACGCCAAGGGCCGGGAGTGGAACCTCGCCACCTATGTGGAGATGGCCGTGCGGACCGCGACCCAGCGGGCGTACAACGCCTCGCACCGGGAACGCCTCACGTTGGCCGGGATCCACTACTTCACCCCGTCCACGACCGGCCGGCCGTGCCCGCTGTGCGCCCCGTGGGAGGGCCGCGTGCTCGCCGACCGGGGGCAAGGGCTGGTGACCGAACCGGACGCCGCCACGAACGAGCCCGTGACCTTCGAGGTCGCCGGCACCATCGAGGACGCCACCGCCGCGGGCCTGTTCCACCCGAACTGCAAACACACCCTGACCGCGTACCTGCCCGGCGTCACGACACTGGTCCCGAACCAGTGGACCGCACGGGATGAGCAGCGGTACCGGGACACGCAGAAACTCCGGGCCCTCGAACGTGAGGTCCGCAAGCACCGGCAGGTGCAGGCCGCCGCGATCACCGACACCCAACGCGCCCAAGCGGGCCGTCAGGTCCGGGCCGCGCAGGCACTGGTCCGCGCCCACACCCAAGCGACCGGCATGCTCCGCCGGGCACGCCGCGAACAAACCAACCTCGGCAACAAGTAACCACTCTCACCACCGTCCCGGGAGGACACCATGAGCACCGAAGCAGCATCCACCGAAGCCGGGCAGGAAGCCCAGCAGACCGGCACCGAGGCAACCGCCGCCGAGGCCGCGCAGACCACCGCCGAACAGGCCCCCGCCCCTGCCGTGTGGGATGACCCGGCCGCGGCCCGCGCCGAGATTGAGAAGCTCCGCCGCCAGAACGGCGACGAACGCATCAACGCCAAAAAGCAGGCCGCCGACGAAGCCCGCAACGAACTGTTGCAGAAGCTGGGCCTCACCAAAGACGGCGAACAGCCCGACCCGGCGAAGGTCGCCGCCGACCTCGCCGCCGAACGCGAAGCCCGGGCCAACACCGCTAGGGAGCTCGCGATCTTCAAGGCAGCCTCAGGCGCCGGAGCGGACCCCGCGAAACTGCTGGATTCGAACTCCTTCCTCACTTCCGTCAAGGGGCTGGACCCCGCCGACGGGGACGCCATCGCCGCAGCCATCACGGCCGCGGTCACGGCAAACCAATCACTCAAGGCAGTCCGGGCGACTGGCGCGAGCGGCATCGAGCAGACCGGCGGGACCGGCGAGCAAGGCCAAATCACCGAGCAGCAGCTCAAAACCATGCAACCCGAAGAGATTGTTGCAGCCCAGGCCAAGGGCCTGCTGCGGAACCTTCTCGGATAACTGAAAGGCATCACCCGTGAGCA